CTCGATCAGCGCCGAAAAGATTCTGCGATCTAATCCTACGACCGTCGCTCTTCGCGCTGATTTGCGTCATTCTAGCGCTCATCGCCAAAAGCGCTCGGATCAGCGTGAATCGAACTTTTTGGCATATTCATACTGTAAAGCCCTTCGCGTAAACGGGGTGCGCAGAATGCCTCCCAAACTGATGCTGTCGGATCGCGCAAAGTATTTTTTCTCGATGCTATATACGAACCAGGCCAACAAATGTGATCTGAGCTATTCTGGACGACCCCTCGTTACAATCTGTTACAATTTCGTGTGTACAAACGGCCAAAAACATGGTACGCGCACGTGCGCATCCGTGCACGCGCCCGCTCCCGTACACGTTCCTATTAGAGAATTGATCGTTACAAATTGTTACACTTTATTTTTAAAAAAGTCAGCACTCGTCAACCAGACACGTAGAATAACACTTGTAAGCAAAAACAAAGAAGCTTACCCACCCAAGGGGTCCCAAGGGTGGTTACTAACTAAGGAATACGAAATGACAAACGCTATTGAAACCCTGGCCTCTGAATCCACAGCCACCCTTGAAGCTGCCACTGTGGTTGAAGTGACCTCCCCTCAAAACCCTGGACATGGATCAAAAGCAGACCTTGAAAAGCTTGGCTGAGAAGGTCAACGAGTTGGTAATGATCGTGATGAATCTCTCAGCAACTGCCCCGGCAGCCCCGGTCAGCCGCAGCCGCGGCCCAGCATCTGAGAAGGTCATGACTGAAGAAGATGCGCGCCGGGCGATGCTCGGTGACCTGAAGGATGATTCTCATAAAGAGGCGGCTGAAAAGCTTGGATTATCTTACGGGCAGATCTACTCGGCTCGTAAGGGCTTTACCTTCAAGCCAATCTACAAGGAGATGGCCACAGCCAAAACTGAATAAAGGGCTTAACAGAGGGCGACGGAGGCGCCCTCGATTAAGCTTTCTAACCAAGGAGAAAACCATGAAACCATCTTATTTTCACCATGTGGCGAGCTGCCTCGTTCTTGGGGCGAAGCCCCTCGGCTACGTCCAGTGGCTCAAAATTGTTAACGAACTCGAAAGGGTCTAAAATGGCTTTGAAACTGATTGGAACGCTTCTGGGCAACCCGGATACACCGCGTGGTCGGGTTGTTCGGATCTACAGGGATTTTGAATGGGATAATTTCGTCGTCCGAATCTACATCCATGGCGAACACTACGAGCCAGCGGACTACTTCACAGACGATCTGAACGATGCCCATGGCACGGGGTTCGAGATGCTCGCAGCCAGGCCACGCTAATCGCATCGGCGCTGACCAGGGACCTTCGGGTCCCTTTTCTTTGCGTCCATGTCCCTGGGGGCGGGAATCATCTCAGTCAGCGCGATTTTACTAGCGTAGGCTAATACGCAAGTAGATTTTGGCGCTGATGTGAGCGATTTTGACGCTTCGAGCGTCTCGCCGCGGCGATCGCGACTTCGTCGCTATTCGTCTGGGGGCGCCTGGGTCGCGTCCGGGGGCCTGGGTCGTGCTGGGCTATCGCAGAAAAATCTCGGGCGCGACCGGGGACGCATCGGGCGTCGCCACGCTGACTGTGCCACATGGGTCGTGCCATTTCCCTCCCTCGTCCGGCGTTTTCTCCCAGGGGGTGGGAATCGTCTCAGTCAGCGCTACGTCGTTTCGTCGTGCTGACCTATCGCACTTTTTTCTCGGCGCTGACCGGGTGCGCTTCCGGCTGACTGAAACTGATCATGTGGCATGAAACATGATTGTTGCCTCCTTCGCCACGACGCGCGTCGCCACGTCAGCGCGAAAATGTTTGACGTAGTCCTATGCGTAAATCGATTTTGACGCTGACCAGACTGATTCTGATCGCCCCAAACTGACTCTCCACCAAGCGCGACGAGCGATTTTCCTGGAGCACTCTCTGGGTCACATATTCTGGAGCGCTCTCTGGGTCGCATATCCTGGAGCGCTCTCTGG